ACCTTGTATCTTCCATTCATAGTATGGAATATCAGGCTCAAAGTATCCAAGCATAGGCACAAAGGGATAACGGTCTATGTGATAAGGGTTGGGGCCATCATAAAAGACACGTCCACCAATAACAATAGCTAGCTTGCAAGTTTGTTTCTGAGTCTTTTTAACCTCAACTTGTGAGAAGTTACGTTTAAATAGTTCAAGTCTTTCATCGTCTCCAGTCCACTCAAGAGTTTCGCCAGATTCTTTGTCTATTAAGATCTTTTGATCTCTATAATCTAGATACCAGTACTCATCATAGCTAAGTAGGTCAGGGTTGCTTACGTTGTAGTTCTCAGGAAGGAAAGAAAACTTATCATCTTTTTGAGCACCGGAAAGTTCCATTATATCTTTCTTTCTTTCAGGCATAAGACTAACGGCTTGTTTCTTTGTAATGTAGCGTCTTGTCCATATGAAGTTGCAGTCTGACAGGTCAGGCTTAGTAAAGAACTGATCTATTAGGAATCCATTATAACTTAAGTTGTCTAAGCGAAGTTCTCCCGACAAAGGGTCGTTGCGGTAGTCCATCCACATAGAAAGAAGATTCATTCCTGTAGTGACAGCTCCTTCAAAGGCTGTAGAGATTGTTTCGTACATGTTAGTACGATTACCAACCCAGTCTAGTAAAGCACCGAATTGATCTGAGGTCTCTTCATCAGAACCCTCTATCGGCATACACGTAGTGGCTTTTCTGTGAAGCCTCTGGTATCCTGTGATCATGTTTACTATTCTTCTGATCTTATTAAAGTTAAACTGCTTTTGCTGACATGACGGCAGTCCACCGTATATCTCATTCCATAACGTTTGATCCCCAGCCTTGTATCTAACGTCTATTGTGCCTTCTAGCCAATAGCTTTGATTAGCTTGTGCGTTTTTATTATATGAATCTTGCATCATATGAAGAACGTCAGAGTTGTTGTTAGAGGTATAGAAGGACTCATTTAAGCGTGTTTGATAAACCATAGATAATCCTCATTAACTGTTTAAGTTAAGACATGTTTTATCTTTACTGTAAATGTAATTGGTAGAAATGTTAAGTATTTTTTTTGATTCTAATACCAAAGAGACTGAAAGTGCCTGCCAAATAGAAAAAAACCCTCGTCTATCCTAGAACGTTCTGCTGCTGACATTATCGAATAATTCTCTTCAATAGTAAATTCCATAGAATATATCATTTTATCTAAAACAGCATGCCATTCCGTCTCAGTAAAAGAAATAGGAGTCCCACAGACACAAGCCCGGAAATGCTTTAACGGCTTTATTACTTTGGTCGCTATATAATAATCCAGGTCCCATATAGCCCGATCGTCATACCCCCTAAAAATCCTCTGAAAGAAATATTTGATCTCATATCTGAAAAAGTAAATTATATTATACGGAAATCTCATTTGCCTGCCTTTTCTTGTAGCCTGCAAGTGGCACACCTAACCTCACACCAGCCAGAAGTGTCTAAGACGCCAGTCTTGCCACAGATTTCACAAATAGACTCGCTTTTAAACTCCGCCTTTTCTATAAGGTCTTCCATCTCGTCAGTCTCTGTGCTCATGTAAAAACGAAGCGTGCCGAACTTTTCTTTCACTTGAACAGCATAAAAAGAAGGAAGAAACCCTGTCTCCTCGGTAGGGAGTAACTCACTAGCAGAAGTATAAGGATTGTCAACAATAAGATCTTCCAATTTAAGACTCAAATCTCTGATGAGATCATACCACCCTTCACCGCATTCAAAACACATTCCATTGCGGTATAAGTTTGGACACTCTTTAATTAAATCGTCAAATTTCATGCCTAGTAATTACCTCCATCATCTCACCAAAAAAGATTTCTTCCTCTCCAAGTATTATGTACATCTAGGTCTCTTTTTCATCATCTTCTACAATTCTATTATCCGCAACTAAACACTCGTGTTCAAATAATTCATTAAATGGAGGTGCTAGCCAAGCCCCCTCTTTAATTAAATCAGTCTCAGAAAAACCAAACTTCTCTTTTTGTTCATCGTCAGACATCTTTCTATATGTTCTGTAAATTTTTTTACTCATAAACTATTCCTCAATACACATATTAAAGAAAACATGAGCTAGTATCAATAAAACAACCCCCCAATAGATTCTAGGGGAATCTAAAACATAATAAGAACATCCCATAAAAAGCCAAGCAAGTGCTATACCAAATCCCTTCATAAACTATCCCTCATAGCAAATTTGTTCTATTGACACAACATTGCGTCACTTCCTATTTCTCTGTAACTTTTGGCATTTCCCCCCAAGCATCCCAAGAATTATGAACTTCCACATCTCTCTGATAGTCCCTAATAATTTTGTCATAATCAGGCTTGTACTCGAAGTCTTGATATTCTTCTGTATCCTCTTGCTCTGGCTTATCGTTGCTTCTAAGAGTAGATGAACAAACTAACACACCAAAACACAGTAAGTTTAAAACTATATAACGCATATCTAAAACACCCCTGCTTTTCTTCTTAAGGCTTTTAAATCTTCTGGGGTCATTCTGTTGTTAGACCCCATTGTTTTACCGAAGGCACTAAATGTTAAGTACCTAAGTGCATCCTGGGCGTGGTCATTCTTCTTTAATGGCTTGTCTATTCCAAGGTCTTTGCTTTTAGTATCCCAGACATAGGAGCCCATCTCTTTAATTAGATGAGTGCAACACTTACATATCTTTAAAGTTCCATTTGTTAACAAGCCGGCAACAAACCTTATCCCGTCTAAGACTTCATTGTCTGCATCTAAGATATTACGTATCTGATTCCTTTGGCACTCTAGCTTAAAAGATGCTGCGCTTGGGTCTATGTAGATAGATCTAACAGGATAGCCCTCAATGAACTTCTTAAGATCTATAGCATACTCAGAGTCAGTCTTTTGGCGATTATGGGCTGCGCTGTCATAGTAATACTCTTTCTCTATCCACATGTTAGGATAATGGTTGGGGCTGTGCGCTAATAGAATAAAAGAACAAGGGTTGCTAGTGCCGTAGTCAACGCCAACATAATACTCAGCAGCTAGACCGGGTGGATAGTCTATGCAATGTAGAGACTCATCAAAGAAGTCGTATATTGTGCCTTCAGCTAAGCACCACTCACCATCTATGTAACGCCGATACCAAAGCCCTCGATATTCTTGCTTAAGATTGTCTTTAAAGCCTTCTGTTAATGAGGGGTTATCATCTAGCTTAAACTTCCAAAGCTTTAAGTCTAACTCATCAGCTCTGTCTATGTAATTCTTCTTTAGCCAGTGAAAGGGTGAGTCAGGGTTTGTTGTCGTAAAGATTTTAGCCCCTGGGATTGATATCCTTGAAAGAAGCATAGTCCAAAAGCTTTCAGGTATTAATGTAGCCTCATCAATGTAAGCACCTGCGAAGGTAGAGCCTCTTATCTTTGTTTCTGCACGCTCATCACTTGCGCCTATTAGATAGATTCTCTTTCCCCATAAGTTTAACTCGTTCTTACCACTGTAGTAACGGGCATCTGTTCCTATAAGTGTGCATATCTCATCAACTAAGTTATGTTTGATTGTGGTTGCTGTGCGCCCTATCATAGTTAGGTTTCCTTCGGGAGCTTCTTGGATATACTCTAGCCAGCGAATAAGACTAGCAAAGGACTTACCAGAGCGTACAGCGCCTTCCCATATGTTCATACGGGCTGTAGACTCTTTAAGTGTTAGCTTTTGTTTAGGGCTTAGGTTTAGCATTTAGTCCTTTGGTGGTGAGGGTAAAGGCATCCAGAATTGCACATCCTCATCTTCCCACAAGGCTTTACATGAGTATGTATCCGAATGAGCTAGCCCATATGCTTCGATAACACCAAGTTTATTGTGATAAATTAAAGTTTCTTCGTCATATTCAGGTCTTTTATTGTTTTTATCATTCCAAATAATATTATTTTCACTCGGTGCTAAAGGAAGCTCACTCCAATATAACGCTCTACCTTGACAACAATCAAACGTGATACACCTAAACATAAAGGGATCTATAGCAGCTCTGTAAGACATAAGAAATTGCTCCAACAAGTCTTTCTCTTGTTTTTTAGTATACGAAACAGATGGTAATGGGAGTTCTATCGTCAAATAATTTCTTTCGTGGCTTCCTACAAATATCCATTCTAGTTCATCATAGATAAGAATGTTTCTGTCCCTAGGAGGCATCCTATCCTTAACACTTATCCACTCAGTCATTAGCTTCCTCCTTTCCTTCCCACCATTTCTCTGGAACGTCTAGCATCTGTGTCCAGTATACTATTGTCAAGGGCTTGTCATAGTTAAGGCCCCTTGCGCTCCAGCCATCTTCTT